GAGTGGCGAGCCTACATCCAAGGAGGAGTTCGAGAAGTCGTTTAGAAAAATAACTGGCACAGACAAAAACGGAAGTGCAATAGAAAGCACTGACCCAAAAGACTTTGGCGTTACTTGGGATGAGGTAAAAGCAGAAAAGGACAAGCTGGTAGCAGCAGAGCCCATGAAGCTTTTACGTGCAGAACGAAATATGAAGCTTGAAGAAACAGACTGGTGGGCAAGCTCTGACCTTACAATGACAGATGCACAAAAGAAGTATCGTCAAGATTTACGTGACATTACAAAAACATACGATAGTCTGGAGAAAGTAAAATGGCCTACAAAGCCATAAAGGTGCAATATGGAGTTAATGGTATGGAATGGAGTTCTAACGTTAATACTTGGCTTGGTCGGGTATTTTTTACGTGAGAGGTCTGCTGAAATCAATCGTTTGTCGATTCTTCTTAACAAGACACGAGAAGAAATTGCAAAAGAATATGTGACGAAAAAAGAAATGGAATCTGATATAAATAGAGTTATAGATAGATTAGATGCACTAGATTCTAAGATTGACAGATTAATTGAAAAGAGAGGGCGATAATGGCAAGCAAAGAAGGAAAGATTGAATCGTACAATCCTAAAGATGCTGCTATCAACAGGACTGTGAACAAAAAAGGTCACGGGTCTGTAATGGCTGGCAAGGCAGTTGTACGAAAGAGTAAGAAGATTAAAAGAACTAAATGACCCCACAAGCAAAGCTCAAAGCGATAAAAGAGCTTACAGGTTCAAAGGGTTGGGCAGTTCTTTTAGATGTAATGAACGACGAGATTCTGGCGTCTGCCATGTCTATTGCTGAGTCAGCAAACATGGATTTGACAGAAATAAACTTCAGACGTGGCTCTATATGGGCTGCTAAGAGGATGCTCGAATTACCTGTACGTCTGCAATCAAAGCTGGAGTCGGAGATTGCACTGTCTGATATGGACGACAGAAACAAGAATACAGGCAATAATGAGCAATAATTTAAACAAACCCCCCGCTTCGGCTGGGAGAACGGAGAAATAAAATGGCGACACCGCAAAACCCCCAAGACGCTATGGCTGCTGTAGACAGACTGGCCTCAAACCAAATGGGCGTTACCCCTACTCAGACGCAAACACCAGCCCCTGAGAAGAAAAAAGAGGACAGCAACGAAGGCAAAGCAGCTGAGAAAGGCAGTCCCGAAACTGAAGGTGACAAGATGACCGCTGAAGCAATCATCTATGAGATTGAGTTTGGCGATGGAAGTGACCCGAAGACAAAGCGAAAGCTTACACCTCAACAAATCAAATCAACGTTTGAGAGGTATAGCGCTCTTAACTTTAAGAACGCAAAGTATAAGCCTGTTATGGATGTTATTGAGCAGTACATGCGCAAAAACCCTGGGGCGAATACAAAAGAAGTTGCTCAGATTCTTAGCAACCTAGCTAAAAGCGAAGAATCAAATCCCACAATGGGCAACACACAGGGCGATAAGCCAGGTGTTTATGAGAAAGATGCAGCAGTCAAGTCTGGAGACATGGAGGCAAGTCTTAAAAAGTGGGAAGAAGAAAACGCAGCTTCACTGCCACCTGGGTACAAAGAGATGATGATGTCTGGAGCCCAAGGCAATCAAGGCATGCAAGCTATGCAACAACAAATCAACCAGCTATCACAGTTACTACGTGGTGTATTGGCTAACTCACAGGGCGTCGCAGACGCAGCAAGGAACCAAGTCGCCAATTCACAAGCGCAAACCGTACAGGCTGTACAGCAACAGATTGCTAACAATATCGACAAAGTACAACAAGCATTGGGTCTACCTGACACTGCTGCTAATGACTTTATGATATTTGCAGCAGAACGTGGCTTTACTATGGAAGATTTTGTTGACCCTCAAATGACTATTAAGGTCATGCAAGATTTCAAAAACAGCATGAACAGTCCAGAGATGGAGAGAATGAAGGCTATCGCTGAAAGGCGACAGGCATTTACGGGCTCGCTAGGTCAAACACCAGCAGCAACTCCGACAAATGCACCAGCAGAAGCTGGCTCTACTTTGGATAACTTGATTAACAAGACCATGTCTAAACGAATGAGCTAATATTTGTACAAAGCATTTGTGACAATATGTCACTTAATGAACCCTGAGTATTGTATCGTACTGGAAGACCAATACGGCCCGTACAAGACAGAGGAGATGTGCAAAAGACGTGCGTACGAAATATCAAGGAAAGTTCACAAAGGCTACCCTATGTACAAGTCTAAAAGGTTTAGATGCCCTAAAATCGGAGATTATGATTTATAGGGATGACAAGTACATGGTTTATAACATATCATACGAATAACACATAAACTGCGCCGAGGCCCAGTGTGTTTTAGAGTTTATGCGATGGTTAATTTCCGTAACGACTCGACTGTAAAAAAACCGTAACTAATGCTATAAGGAGGTAAATTATGGCAGCAATACAAGGATTGCGGGGAACAGGAGAGTTTACATCTGATTTCCGCCCAAAAAATTACCGTGAGCTTTTCACGTTGTTGGAACCAAACGGTAACGCTCCACTGAACGCATTGCTTGCAATGGGTTCATCAGAGCCAACAGACGACCCAGAGTATAAAAACTTTAGGGACGAACTACCAGAGCGTACATTGAAAGTGAATGGTGCTGTTGCTTCAACATCAACAACATCAATTACAATCGATGCAGCTGACGACAATAAATTCGCTGTAAAAGGCGCAATCATTGTCAACAGTGAAACAAGCGAAGTGATGCACGCTACTGCTGATACTACTGGCACTACCCTTACTGTGACCAGAAACATTGGTGGTACAGCGCATCAAATTGCAGATAATGCAATCTTGTTTATCGCTGGATTTGCAGCGGCTGAAGGTGACACCTCACCAACTGCAATCAGCTTCGACGCTTCAGTAGTCTCAAACTTCACTCAGATTTTTAGGACTGCTTTCCAAGTATCAAATACTTTGCAAAGCACATACCTACGAACTGGTGATAAGTTAGACGAGGCTATGACTAAGGCACTTAAGCTCCACATGTCTGACATCGAGCGAGCTATGTTCTTTGGTAACAAGCACGAAGCTAACGGTTCAACTGCACAGCCAACAAGGTTTACTGGCGGTCTATTGAACAGCTTAACCAATGTTGTAGACATTGCGACACAGAACGCCACTTATGGTGGTAGTAATGCTGGAACAATGACTGAAGATGGTTTCGACTCTCTTCTTATCAACACAGTGTTTAAGTTTGGTTCAAAACAAAAGATTGCTTTTGTTGGTGAAACAGTAGCGAACCACTTGCAGCAGTATGGTAAGGACAGATGGCAGCCAACAGCTGTTGAAGGTGCTTACGGAGTCAACCTAACTAGGTATGCTACATTTGCTGGAGACTTGATGGTACACTTGCATCCGCAGTTCCGTCAGCTTCCACACATGAAGACTGCTATGGTTATCATTGACTTCCCGTACTTGGTATATCGTTACCTTGAAGGACGTGATACTCAGTTGCTAGAAAACAGGCAAGCCGTTGACGCAGATAGCGTCAAGCACGAGTACCTAACCGAATGTGGTTTGGAACTCTTGCAAGACAAAGTACATGCGTACGTTAAAGGCTGGACTGCAAGGAAGAACTAATTAGGACGACCTTACAGTTCGATTGAGGCATAGTAAGGGGGCAATAATGCCCCCTTACTTTTATCAAGAGGTGAATATGACAGAGAAAAAAGTTAGAGCCCGAACAAAGAAAGGCCATTACAAGGCTGATGACCCGTCTACACCAGATGTAAACGAGGCTTTTGTTCAGGAAGAAAAGCCAAAAAAAGCTGAACCAACAATAGTGTGGTTTGAAAGCAGACAACCAGAGCCAAGCATGTTTGATGTAGCTGGCTTGCGTTCAATTAGACGATACTCAGACAATCATTTAGAATGGAAAGTAATGTCAGATGACGTTGCTAGGTTTGAGAAAGACCACTTTATTATGAATGGAAGGGTACGTAGGAAGGCTGTAGAATAATGCCAACAGTTACAACTGATACTACTACTGAAACAAGTAACACTAATCCTCACATACGTGAGAAACATTCTCCCCTTGAGAGTCTAATATTTCAGGCGCTAAGACGTTACGGCGATTTTAGCCCTGGAACATTAGATGGGGATGTGGGTTTGATGTTCCTTGAGTTTGCAAACATGGTTATTGACGATATACGTATGCACCCATACGCACCATCGACAACCACAACCACAACATCTGGCACGACAACAACCACTACAACAACAGTGAACGGCATAGATTACTATGAATCTTTGCAAGACGTGCGTGAGATTGACGACATTATTATAGTTCAAGGACTGCTTTATCACTATGCTTTACAACAAGGCAGTGAGAAAGTGTCTGTGTACTTGCCGACATACAACACAACTCTTAACAGGCAGTTGTGGAGACAAAAGAATGGTAATACAAAGATACGTATGACTGTTGTGGATGACGGCACAAACAAGGGAAACATCAATAAAGGAAAAACAAATACAGTAAATGGAACGGTTAGCTATTAATGTCCAGCACTATCAAGTCTCCAAGTGGGGTAAAAACCAAGGTATTTGCTTACGAGAACTTTCAAGGTCTTGATACCTCTCGTGACGTAACCTCTTTAGATACTGGTAAGGAACAACACCTTAACCAGATTATCAACGGCACGGCAGACTGGCGTGGGCAAATAGTTCGTGACCCATCAACTGTATTTAGAAAAGGTGAGTTCAAAGTAAACCACATTCGTTTTTTTGGTAAAGACGAAGCTTTGTGGGTAGAGCAAACAGGTTCTGGTCTTAACTTTAAATCTGATAGAGACCACGAACTACTAGACGTACACCCAACAGCAGCAATAGTTTCCACTACAGTATTCAATCAATCGGTTCAGCTAGCTGCAAGAGCAAGACCAATGTACCGATATGACGGTGTAAACTTTACAAGAAACCAATCACCAGCAATAAACAACTTGCAACCAGGGTTTCTTACGTCTGTGCAAAGACGTCTTGTAATTGCTGGAATCCCAGGAAGAGAAACACAAGTACACCTAAGTCGTGTAGACCAAGACGAGATTTTTCCTGAAGACGAAGACCCAGCATCAACAAACGTTTTGCGAGCTGGGTTTATAGATATTGCAAACTTGCTCGGAACAGCTGACCAGATAACTGGCCTTGGTTCTTTTGAGCAAAACAGATTAGCAGTATTTACTGCTGACCGAGCTATCATATTTAAGATAGACCCAAGCATAGATAACTGGCTTGTTGATGATAATGCGAACATCAACATTGGTTGTGCATCTCACAACAGCATTGTAAATGCTGGCACAGACCTGTTGTTCTGCTCAAGGTCTGGCATACATTCCATTAAACGTTCAGAAGACAACGGGATTCTTGTTTACTCTTATAGCCTCTCAGACAAGATTGATATTTTATACAGAGAGCTATTTGAGTCTGTAGAAGACCCAGAGCAAATTAGTGCAGTATTTGACCAAGACACGGCTCAATACCACCTGTTTTTCCCACAAGCTGGAGGGTTTTTGTGTACTAGATTGACTCTAGCCATGAACCCAGAAGGTGGTCAGCCACAACCAAAGTTTAGTACAGGCACATTCTTAAACTCTAGGTGTGGCGCATTTCTCAATGGAAAGCTTTTGTTTGGTACGACTGGTGGTGTTTTTGAAGTATTGAAGGTAGAAGAGATTAAAGATAATTCTATCACTCCTGAACTAACAGTGACGACACCCCTTCTTTGGCATGGTAGTTTAGAGGATACAAAAGAAACATCGAGCATAATTTTGCAGATGGCTGGTAAAGGAAAGGTATCTGTAGAAGCTCAAGACGACAAAGGAAGGCTTATTGGCACAATGTTTATGGAAGTAGACGACACATCGGACGACAACTACTTTCAAGATGTGCCATTATCAAGGCAATATGAAAGAAAATGGCAACATAGGTACAGAGCAGCCCAGTATAAGTTTAAAACTGAAGGGGGTGACGGATTGCTTAGACTTATTGGTTTTGCAGTAGTAGTGAGGACATAATGGCAAGAATTAGACAACAGTTTCCGCAGAACTACGGCTCTTCTGGAAACATTAATACAGAATTTGAGAATTTATTTCGCTACTTAAATGCAGCAGAACTAGGCGATAATACTCTCGGTGAATTGCTACAAACAATTTTTAGTAGCACAGGGGAATGGCAAGGCCCAATCGAGTTTAGAAAAGACGCAAGTGGCGACATCCAATACAGAGTCGGAACATACGCAGATGACACAACTGGGTATATAACACTTGTTTCGGCAGCAGAATTACGGGGTGCAGCGGGCGCAACTGTTGGTGAGATTGGGGCTCCAATCATTCACTCAAGGCAAGACACTGTCATATCAGGCACTACAACAACAGTTATTGACTATGCTCACGCAGCTACAGACGAACTTCTTGTATATGTAAACGGCA